TCCTTGTCACCTTCAGTCAGACCGGTCGTGGCGATACGCAACTGGCGGCGAGCCTCCGCCAACTTGTTCGCAACCTCGATCTGGTTGTCCTCTGCGTCGGCGACCGAGAACTTCGCCTCAGCCAACGCAATCTCCGCTTTGCGAATCTCGTCTGGCGTCGACTCTGGGTCTTTGCGAATCTCCGCCAGTTTCTTCTCCGCGTCACGCACTGCGATGATTGCTTCTTCCTGACCGAACTTGGCGCGAGCCAAACCACGCTCAGCGGCAGCCACCGCCCGCTGGGCGTCGGCAATCTCCGCCGGTGAACCCGCCTGCTGAGCCTTGAGCAGCGCAGCCTGCGCCGCGGCGACAGCCCTGTCCGCTTCGGCAACCGATTCCTGCGCCTTGCCTGCACGCTTCTGGGCGTCACCGAACGACTTGGAAGCCGACTGCGCCGACTTCAACACCTGCGTGTATTCCTTCAACTTGTCGGCTGCGGTCTTGGTCTTCTCCGCCGCACCGCCAGTCGAGCTCAACTGCTGTCTGATGGATTTGTTGTATTCATCGAGCGCACCCTGCGACGCGGCACGCGCACGGTTCTCCGCCTGGATACCTGAGATGAATCGTTGCAACTGACCCGACGTCTTCTCCAATGCCACCTTGACTTCATCGACGCCGTCCGCTGCGTCCTTGGCGGCGAGTTCCATGCGACCGAACGCCACCGGGGCAATCTTGTCGATGGTGCCGATGTCGATGCCGATCTTGCGCAACGGCGACGTGATGGCATTCAGGGCGTCAATCACATAGTTGACACCGATGATGATGTTGTTCGTGAACTGTTCCCAAACCATGATGACGAAGTTGACCATCGTCTTGAAAGCATCGGATACGCTTCCCGTCTTGGCGACGAGTGTGACGAACGCACCGACCAGGAGGCCGACGAGCACGATGATTGCACCAATACCGGTTGCGGTCAGCGATGCACCGAAGACGTAGTTCGCTGCCGAAGCCAACGCCAACGCTCCCTTGTATGCACCCCAGACTGCGACCACTGCGGTGATGACTCCCGTCATCGCCAGTAGTGATGAGGTCAGGAAGATGACGAGTGTGGTGTTGTTCTCAATGAAGGTTGCTACGAATCCGAGCGCACCGACGAGTTCTTCCAGGATGGGCAGGAATGCCGCTCCGATTGACTCGACAATCTCGTCGAATCGGTTTCGCAGAATCGTCATCTGTCCGCCCAGCGTTCCGGCTGCCGCTTCGGCCGCGCCACCAAAGTTGGCTTGCAACTCCCGCAATACCTGATCGAAGGACTGACCTTCCTTGATGTTGTCGCGCAGGGTCGGGCTCAACGCCTGCAACGCCTTCATGTTGCCATTTGCGGCTCTGGCCAACGCTTCGCTGGTCTGCTGAAGGTCGGTTCCTGTGGCTACGGAGATGTCTTGGGCGACGGTGAGCAGGTCTTGTGCTCGAGTCAGGTCACCAGTGGCAACGACGAGTGACGACAACGCCGGGCGGAGTTGGCTGTCGGAGAACGTGGTCGTCTTGGCAAGACCTTCAATGAACTTCTCCGTCGACGCCACCGCCTCGTCGGTTGCGCCGACGACCTTCTGCAACGTCTGGGCGAGGCGTTCCTGTTCAGCCTGGTCTTCGATGGCGGCTTGAGTGGCTTTGGTGGCGAATGCGGCCAGTCCGGCGAATGCCGCAGCCGACGCAGCCGTGACCGCAGCGATGCTCGGCACGAGCTTCTTCATGTCGGCATCGGCACCGCCAAAGATGTTCTTCGCTTTGTCGCCTATCTCGTTGAACCCTTTGAGCAGGTCCTTCGGGTCAGCGATCAGCTTGACAATGAAGTCACGGGTGACGGCCATGACCGCCGATTCTACTCAGTCAAACGACAGCGTCTTTCTGAGTTCTTCGTATTCCTCAAGTAGTGAAGCCGCAATCTGGGTCTTGGTCATGCCGGTGAATCGTGACAAATCCTGCGGTTCATTCCACCATGCCTCATTGAAACAATCGGTACTGACGGTTGACTGCACCGTTCTGGTATTCCTACGAAACTCGGGACGCGGGTAGAAACGCGCCTCAAGATTCGGTTCAAGTCGTGCACCATGTTGACGCTTGAACCCCGGCACGACGCCTGGGCGATGCTGCGGGCGGTAGAAGATTCGTGCTGGGTCCTTAGTCTGCGGGTCGCCCACGACGTTGATGCGTTCGTGGAGTTGAGTCCAGACTTCGCTCCATCGGTGTCCTGGCACCGGCTTGGCGAGCGGCAACACCAAGTGCCAGTGTTCGTCGTCAGGCTGATGCGACCATGTGGTGTAGGCGAGGTACTCGAGCCCGTCGAGCTTGGCGTAGTCGAATGATTCGCCGTCCATGTCGACGACGAGACACGTCACGTTCTTGACGTTGCGGTTGCCTCGCGTCGACAGGTGGTAATACTCGACAGGCGACCAGAGATCGCGCTTGGTCTTGTCCGTGTTCTCGACGCTATGGGTGAGCAGCGCCTCAAGGCCGAGCCACGAGATGGCGAACTGCTTTGGATGGATGGTCTTGATGTCGTCGAACTTGACTGCCTTGATGTCAGTAGGCATGGCGGGCCTCCTACGGTCACCCTAGCGTCACTTCGCTCCCGAGGCAAGGGTCTTCAGAATGGACGCAATCTTCTCGTCGTAGGTCTTGGCGATGAATGAACGGTTGTCGCGTACTGCCTGCCAGAAGAAGTAGCCCTGGCGTCCACGGTGGCGGAGGAACTGTTGGGTGGTCTTGCGTCTGCGACCGCCGAACTCGGCACCCCAGAACACATCGCCATAGGTGACCTTGCGGTCGAATCCTCGGTATGGCGAAGACTCACCAGCACCGAACCGGGCTGGTCCCATCATGCCAAGTCCGCGGCTTCGATTGCTCCGCGACTTTGACGGGTACAACTTGTTGTGATCGAGTTTGATGGTCGGCACTCGGTCACGTCTGGCACGCAATCCGTTGACCACGACCTGAGCCTGAGAACGCCCCGATGAACCTCGGACGCTTTGTCCGTGCTTCGCCTGCCCTGCCGCATTTGCCTTGGCCCTGTCGACCACTACCTGCGCAATCTCTTCCGATGCAAGACGCAGCTCTTTGTTGAACTCAGGGTAAGCCTGGCTGGCGATTCGCAAGAAGGTGAACAACCCATCGACTTGCAGTTGGATGTCGGCACCCATGCCACGCGCACCGGTGGTATCACCTAACCGTTTGATTGTCGCCATGTCACCGATTGTAGGGCGTGTTCGGATTCATCTTCACCGCACGCCAACGCAGATACGACACCATCGTGTAAAGCATTCGAGGTGATTCAGTCAGCAACACCGACGGCGCAATGCCGGTCTCGACCGCCAGATAGGCGATCAGCCAGTGGGCTGACTGCTCTCCAAAGGGACAATCTTGTCCTCGCCTTCACCGGCAGAAATCTCTTCAACCGTGTCGAGCCATGCGTCGAACTCGAGAGCGGTGACCTTGTTGCGTTTCTCGCAATGCCACGCCAACCAGGCGAGGTCGCGCACCTTCATCTCTGCTTCGACCTTGGCCATTGACTTGTCGTGGATTTCTTCGTATTTGACGAAGTCGGCGAAGGCTACGACTGCAAGTCGTTTCTTGCCGTCGGTGCCGTGAACGGTCAACCCGAGTTTCATTGCCTAGCTCCTTGTGTTGTTGGGTTAGATCAGGCGACGGCCTTGGTGATTGCGCCCGAGATTGGGAACGTCACGTCGGCGGTGGCGAGTTCGCCGACCGCACCGTTGACCGGAGTCCACTCGGTCACGAGAACCGAGAAGGTGTACGACGGGTTCGCCGACGAAGCGGCAGCGGTGCCGTTCGGCTTGATGACGCAGGTGACTGCGGTCGAGCCGACGAGCGGGAAGAAGATTCCGTCAATGGCGTTGTAGTCGTTGTGCACGCTGAACGTCACCGAGTTGTCGATGAGACCCGAGACGCGGGTCTGAGCGGTGGCTCCGAATGCGGTGGTGGACACTTCCGCAGCGGTGGTCGACAGCGTCACCGACGCGACGTTCGCTGAGATGTCGGTTCCGTTGAACACGATGTTCGCGTCTTTGAGGACCAGCTTTGCCATGACTATTTGTCTCCTGCCTTATCGGCCTTTGAGGTTTTCTTGGATTCTTCGACTGGCGTCAGAATGCCCGCCGCAATCAACAACTCTACATCGTCGATTCCGCTTCCGTCCACATGTCCGCCCGGCTGAACGCCGCTCACAGGGAATGGTCCAGAGACGAGGTATTTCGCCATGTTCTAAGCGTACACCGTGACTTTGAAATCAACCGCCAAATACAGGGTGTCGTTGGCGTCGATGTTCGTCAGGTTCTCGGCATTGGTGACGATCAGGTCATCGCACACACCGCCGAGCGTGCGGTCTGCTTCAATGGCGGCACGAAGCGACTTGGCTCCATCCCACGACATGTATTGGTCGAGTTGGTCTTGGGCGGTTCGTTCCGATGCCCGGTTGACCACGAGCGTGACGGTGAAGTTCATGACCACACCACCGCTGGCCATGCCGGTCTGGTGGTAGGTGATGGTGTCGAGTGTCGGCCATGCGAACGGCGGGTTCACCTGGTCGGGCTGATAGTCGAACGCACGCAAACCTGAGACGGTGTTGATGGCAGTCTTCAACCCGTCTTTGACTTGACTGATTGTGGCTGGCATCAGGCGAACATCCGCATGCGTCGATACGGCTCGACGAGCTGAGCCATGTCAGGGTCAAGGAATCTAGACACACGGATAGCACCAAGGTCGCCGAACCCGGCGACGCCGAGCGGCGAATCATACCGCTTGAAGATGCGCGACGACTGGATGATGCACGCCTGCATAATCGGCTCTGGCACGCTCGCCCAACCCCACGAAGCAGTCACCTGTACCAACGCCTGCTCGCCATAGTTCGCGTTCACCGTCGGGAAGAGGTAGTTGCCGATTGCACGCAACTTGTCGTATGACCAGGTCAGCCCATCGAGCACGCCGTTCAACGGTTCGAGCTGCACGTCGGTGGATGCCCACGTGGTATCGAAGTTGCCGTCCGCGAACGAGGAGGTCTTCAAGACGAAACCTGTCGTGGTGTAAAAGTCATCGACGTCGCAGACGTATTCGGTGTTGGCTTGGAACACTCGCGGGGTGGCCGATGCGGCCGCCCAGAACTGGCGGTTGCAATACCCGTCAATCAGCCGGGATGCGGCACCGATGCAGTTGTCAATCAGGACATCGTCAACGGTGTCGGCCGTGCCGATTCGTAGCGCCGCCTTCACCTCG